GTCACTGGCTATGCAATGTTTGACCTTGTTGAGCCCCCATATAACCTAGATTACCTATCAACTATTTATGAAATTTCCCCATATAACTATTCAGCAATTAATGCTAAGGTTTCAAACATTGTTGGATTAGGCCATGACTTTGTTGAGACAAGAAAAACAATGGAAGCATTTGATAATATTTCAGATGATAAAGCATTAGACAGAGCTCGTAGAAAATTAAATAGACTACGTCAAGATTTATATGAGTGGCTTGAAAAATGCAACGAAGAAGAAACATTTACAGAAACACTAGTTAAAGCATACACAGACGTCGAAGCAACAGGAAACGGCTACCTTGAAATCGGCAGAACATCTTCTGGAAAGATCGGCTACATAGGCCATATCCCAGCAAAGACTATGCGAATCCGTCGTTTGCGTGATGGGTTTATTCAATTGCTTTACGGCAAGGCAGTATACTTCCGCACCTTCGGAGATCAAGAAACAGAGAACCCAATCGCAGGCGGGCTAGATAGACCTAACGAAATTATTCATTTAAAGAAATACACACCGACAAATAACTACTACGGTATCCCAGATATTGTAGCCTCATCAAATGCTATGGCAGGAAATGAATTTGCTGGCAAGTATAACCTAGACTACTTTGAGAATAAGGCGGTTCCAAGATATATTATCACAGTAAAGGGAGCAAAGCTTTCTACAGAGTCAGAGCGTAAATTGCTTGAGTTTTTCCAGGTTGGACTAAGAGGCAAGAATCACAGATCTTTGTATATTCCCCTTCCTCCAGATTCTCCAGATTCTAAGACTGAATTTAAGATGGAGCCAATTGAGGCAGGCACTCAGGAATCTTCATTTAACGTATATCGCAAATCTAATAGAGATGAAATTCTATTATCTCACCGTGTCCCAATTAATAAAATTGGAACTCCAGAAGGAGTAAATCTAGCGGTAGCCAGAGATGCCGATAAAACATTTAGAGAACAAGTATGTCGCCCAGCCCAAATGAATTTAGAAAAGAAATTAAATAAAATTATTGAAGAAATGACAGATGCTTTAATTCTTAAATTTAATGAGCTGACCTTGACCGATGAAGATACTCAATCTAAAATTGATGAGAGATATTTAAGGATGCAGGTAGTGACCCCTAATGAAATTAGAATTAGAATGGGCATGGTCCCAATTGATGGTGGGGACAAAGTTGTAGAATTAAAACCACAGGCACAGGCAGAGATGAGAGCACAGGCAGGCAAGACCAGAACTAGAGATTCTGAAAGGTCTGCAAATTCCCCCGATATTTCTGGAGAGGGACGAAATGCTCAAGGAGACGGAAGACAAGTCGACTGACCCTGCTCAACCATTATTTGCGTTATAGTCAATAACGCTATAAAATTAAGCATATGAACATTGAAAAATCCCTATGGTCTTCTAATGGCGATAAGATAGTTTTATCGGTCCCATTTACAAAAGTCAACCGTGAAAAGCGTACTGTCTCAGGTTTTGCAACACTAGACAACGTTGATCAAACTGGTGACGTCGTTACTATGGAAGCAAGCGTAAAAGCTTTTGAAAATTTCCGTGGAAACATCCGTGAGATGCATGGATCAAATGCAGTAGGCAAAATGATTTCTTTCAAACCAGAAACATACTACGATGCAAATTCAAAAGAATTTTATAATGGAGTTTACGTAGAAGCATATGTTTCTAAGGGAGCTCAGGATACTTGGGAAAAAGTTCTAGACGGAACTCTAACAGGATTTTCAATCGGCGGAAAGATTATTGAATCAGACAACGAAGTTAATAAAGCAACTGGCAAGACTACAAGATTCATCAAAGATTATTCATTGATGGAACTTTCAATTGTCGACTCCCCAGCAAACGAGCTTTGCAACATCTTGTCTATATCTAAAATGAACGGCCAACTAATATTTAAAGGAATAGCAACTGAAGTAAAAGCAGAAAACATTTTTTATTGTGCAGACTCAGACTCAGTATTTATTTCAACAGAAGCATCATACGATTCCCCAGTTACAGGAAAGCCTGCAACACTAATTGGATGGGTAGAGTCAAACGATGTTAACAAAGCAAAAGAAATAAACAAGATTCTTGATTTACATAAAAAATCAAGATTGTCCACGCCTGAAACACAAATTGCAAAACAGGCAGACATAGAAGGAGGTAATGAAGTGTCAGAAAACACAGAAAACACAGCAGTCGAAGAGACTGTAGTAGCAGACGCACCAGTTGTTGCTGAAGAAGCACCAGCAGTTGTAGAAGCACCAGTAGAAGACGCTCCTGCCGAAACTCTAGAAAAAGCAGCCGATGTATCAGAAGTTATGGTTGATGAACCTGATTTTGCTAAAATGCTTGGCGACCTTAAGGGATTTTTCTCAGAGACATTGAATAAGGCTTCAGAAGCAAATGCAGTACAGGTTTCAACAATTAAAGATACAGTTGAAACGTTCAGCAAGAGCGTAGATAGCCGAATTTCAGAGTTGGCAGAACAACACACAGCACTTTCAACTGCTGTTGAAAACATCAAGAACACGATTGATGGTGTACAAAAGCGTGTCGATGCAGTAGAATCAGAGACTGCAATTAAGAAGTCCTCGGACCTTGGCGGGTCTCAGGAAGTAATGATCAAAAAATCAAAGTGGAACGGTTCTTTCCTTGGTTCCGTGAACGAAATTTTTAACTAAAAAAAGGTAGGTGAAAATATAAAATGAGTAATGAAAACTTAGAAAAGGCTATCGCTGCAGGTACAACTGCAACAGGTACCTTTGCAGGAACAACAGGCGCAGCTAACACAAGCATCCACACAGGTGGTACTTCTGGCAACGCAGGTCTCCTAAACGCAGAACAATCAGCTCGCTTCCTGGACTACATGTTCGACGCTACCGTAATCGGTAAGGTCGCTCGTACGGTTCGTATGAAGTCAGACACATCTGAGATTGATCGTATGGCCATTGGTGAGAAGCTTATGAAGCTTGCAACCGAAGGTGATAACGACGCCGTAAATGGCGCAGTAACTTTCTCAAAAATCTCTTTGACCACAAAGAAACTCCGCATGGACTGGGAGCTTTCAACAGAGTCTCTAGAAGATAATATCGAAGGTGCAGATCTTGAAGATCATATTGCACGTTTGATGGCAACACAGGCAGGTAACGACATTGAAGATGTAATCCTCAATGGAGATACATCCCTAACAAGCGATGCCCTATACAAGTCATTTGATGGCGTTGTAAAGAAGGCAAAAGCTTCAGCACACGTAGTAGAAGCTGGTGGCGCAGGCGTAAGCCGTGAGTTGTTTAACAAAGCACTCAAAGCAATGCCACGTAAGTACAAGCAACGTCGTGCAGATCTTCGCTTCTTAGCAGGATCAAACCTGATTCAAGATTTCCTATTTGCTAACAGCATTGGAACAAATCAGACAATTCCACAAGACATCGCATCAAGCGTAATCCGTGGAGGAGTTGCACCACTAGGTGGACCAGCAGGATATGTGGCACCATTCGCATTCGGTATTCCGATTGTTGAAGTACCACTTCTTAATGAGACACAGACTGGAACATATTCCTCTCCATCAGGATCACACGGCGACATCCACTTGTCATTCCCAAATAACGTAGTTATTGGAATCAAGCGTGACGTAACTGTTTACCGCTTCTTCGAGCCACGTAAAGACTCAATCGAGTATACATTGTATACCCGTGTTGGCGTCCAGATCGAGCAGGCAAATGCCTGGGTAGTCGTAAAGAACGTTAAGGTTGCTTCCTAATTATAGGATTTAACTAGCTGGAAAGGCCCCTAATTAATTTTAGGGGCTTTTCATTTTAATTTAGTAATGCTATAATTGTTTTAAGTAGAAATAGGAGATTCGTATGTCATTCGAGACATTAAAGGTAGCAGAGTTAAAAAAGATTGCAGAAGATTTTGCAGTTGATGCCGACGGTCTAAAAAACAAAGCCGACGTCATTGCAGCCCTTGCAGAAGAGGGAGTAACATGGTCTGTATATAACAGCACTATTAAAAAGATTGAAGAAGAGACGGAAGATATGTCAATTGAAGTATTGCCAAAGTTTGATCCAAAAGCACCACAGCCAGCAGACACAGTATTAGTAAGAATGACCAGAGAGAACTTTAGGTATGATATTATGGGAATTACGTTCACAAAAGAACACCCATTCGTAGCAATGGCTGAAGTTATAGCACAAGAAATTTTTGATAAGGAGGAGGGCTTTAGGTTAGCGTCTCCTAGAGAAGTACAGGAGTACTACAGTTAATCTAAGCCTATAAAATGGCAGAGATATTAATTAATTCACAATCACCGATTGTCCATCAGATCTTTTGGAATGGTGACATTGCAGTTGCTGACGCCTTACCTGTTGTAAAAATATATGACGTAACGCTAGATGCAACAATTAGTCCTGCCGTACCCGTAACAACCATACTTTCCACAATAACTTCTACCCTAGACGAAAATAATCCTGGGACATATTATATCAACGTCCCTTATGCTCTTACAAATAGAAACAAGACATTAAAGACAAGTTGGGAATACTCCGTAGGAGGAGTGGCGGTAATAAGAACAGATGAGATACAGGTAGTAACTCCATACATAGATTTTAACTATGTTCAAGATCTTGGGTACAGCACAGATTCTTCAGACCCTTCATATAAGTCATATAAAGAATTAATTAGAGCAGAAAGATATGCTCGTAAACAAATAGAAGAATACACAGGTCAAAAGTTTTATCTTTATGACGAGACCTTGATGGTCTATGGGTATGAGTATGACACTCTTCCCCTACCAGCTAAAATAAATCAACTACACACATTGTCCGTAAACGACATACTTCTTAGAGACAATATTAATAATATTGACAACTGGAACTTCCCAGTTCAAATTTCTGAAAGCGGATATGGGATTAGAATTAATAGAGCAGGAATTGTAGACAATACCGTATATACTGCTAACGGAATGGTTCCCCCAAGTATCCACGATTACTCAGGAGTGTTTCACTCTGGAGTTCCCTACAAGGTATTTGCAAGATTTGGCTGGGCCAAAGTTCCTGAAAACGTAGAACTAGCAGCAGCTGAATTGATGAAAGATTATTTTTCTAAAGATACTGTATGGCGCAACAAGTACGTAAAGTCCATATCAACATTTGACTGGGACTTTGAATATACAGGAAGTGCGTATACTGGCACAGGTAACGCCCTAGCAGATAATCTTCTAGCCGACTATGTCCTAACAATTAAAGCAGAGATTATATAATGACTAGCATCGTAGACTCTGTCTTGTCTATGAATTTAGATGTTTATAGACAGTCTGAAATTCAAGATACCGAAACTGGAGCAATCCTAAAAAACTGGAATTATCACAGAACCCTATCCTGCCATGCTAAAGGAATAATTAGCAATACGGCCACATCAGGCTCTGGGAACAAACAAGTTTTTTCAAACAAGTATATGGACGATCAAGTAATTCAAATAAGAACAGCAGAAAAATTAACAGCCAGAGAAAAGGTTACAAACATAAGAGATGCCGATAACAATGTAATCTGGCAAGAAATTAATTATCCAAACGATACCCCCACGGTATTTGAAATAATGGGAACAACTCCCATGACAGATCCTTTTGGAAGAGTAATTGCTTATAGCTCATCTCTAAAAAGATCGGAGAATCAGCAAATTGGACAATAGCGGAATGCTGATTCAAGCAGCAAGCGGACTTGAAAGAATGATGTATGCAAATCAAAAGGGCGTGTTGAAGGATAGCACAGTAGCCCAAATATCAGCATACGTATACTATGAAGCAGCAGTCATATCTAAACTAACAACAAACAAGTCATTTCAAAACGCATTTGGTAAGATGATGTTTGATCAAATAGACTCAGACTTTGGAAACTATATAGACGCACTTGCTAGAAGCAAACCTAAATCTTTACACCATGTTTATGAATGGAAGAAAACTGGTAACAAAACTGCAAGACTATTTAAATTAAATAAGACTGCCCAGATAGGGTTATCATTTGGAATTAACTATGAGTTCCTGCCATCAAAATCAATGGTCCCTGCATCAAGCGGCAGACGCAGACACGTGTTTGCAAACAAAGCTTCAATAATGGAGCAAGGCAAGCCCTTAGTAATTAGACCAAAGAATGCCGAAAGACTTGTATTTCAAATTGATGGTGAAACAGTATTTATGCCAAAGGGTGCCTCAGTTACGGTAAAACGTCCTGGTGGATCTGGAGCACGTAATCAATTTACATTAGCTCACTCAAGATTTTTTAGTGGTAATTTAGTAAACGATTCAATCAAAAGATCTGGATTTCAAAAACTATTTAATTCAAGCATTACAAAAGCATTAAGAGTTCCGTCTAATATCAAAAAGGTTCAATACTCATTTTCAGCAAACACGATACGGTCCCAGGCTGACTCAGCACTGACTCTATCATTTGGAGGTGCAATGTGACGGCTAACTATAAATTAGACGCAATGCTGGAGCTAAGAAAGTATCTATGGAAAGAGCTTTATACTAGAAACATCTTTGACGAGAATGACTATTGGAGCGATAACTTAAATGAGAACATTATCCCAATTATTCCAGTCCAGCAGGCACCAGAACTAAATCAATTTTTAAGCGGCAAAAAACATATTGTCTATGACAAGATAGGGATGTCCTATGAAGACAACTGGCTAATATGCTGTGAGCAGATTCTGTTTACCGTCTATTCAACTTCGGTGGCAGATATTAATGAGATCAGAAACTATATGACAGATGAGTTTAGAAGAATGGATAGCTCGGCTCAGGATATAAACAAATGGACAGACCTTTCCAATAAGTTCAAATTCCATAGCATCTACATAGCAGACATATCACCAACGGCCCCATCAGAGGAGCTTCAGGGATTTTTCTCATCCGAGATTATATTAGAAATAAAGTACTCCAGGATTACAGACGATGTGGGCAGGTTCCTCTAAGGTTTGCCTTTTTACCCATAATATTATAAACTTATCCTAAGAGGAAAGAAGCCTAGCCAGCTTGAATTTAAGATTTAAATATATATATATTGAAATATAGGAGGAAACAAAACTATGGCACAATCCGTAGGTAATGCTAGAAATATTCTAGTCGGTGCATCCCCGCTGTTCTTGTCGAACGTTGACATTAATGACGCAGATTACATCGCAAACGCAGAAGCAGGAAACGTAAGAGCAGCAGTTGCATCATCAGCTGGAGTTCCAGGAACAGTTGGAGTACCAGCATTTATAGCAGCACAGTCTTATTCAACTACACTTAACAATGTAACCCAAACTGCAGGATTATTTGGATATCGTAACGTTGGTTTTACTAACAACGGTCTTCAAATCACATACAACCCAACATATGACTCAGTAACTGTAGATCAGTTGCTTGATACAGCTAAGCTGTTTAAGTCAGCAATGGAAGTTATGATTGCAACTGAAATGTCAGAAGGTACTTTAGAAAATATCGTAACCGTATTCGGACAAAATGCATCATCACTTGAAGACAACGGGGTAGCAGGAACAGGAAATC